ATAATCCCCTTCTTAAACGCCAGGATGCAGGGATCACTGAAACTTATAGACTCTGCCAGAAAAAGACCAGTTCAAACTCTCGCCATTGGTGGGGCCATCGCTGGAGCGCCGGCACTTGCCCTCTATGCTCACAACTCTCGATTCCCAGAATACGATGAGATCCCATCATATATAAAGAATACCAACTTTATTATCATGACCGGTAATAAAGACGTGCCTTTTATCAAGATCCCCAAAGGTGAGATCGGCCAGATATTTGGCAACCCAATCGAATCATTCCTAGACTATGTTCGTGGAAAAGAAGGAGACGGTTTCGCCGACACCATGATCAACATAATGAGTAACTTCTCTCCTCTAAACGGCCCTGGAGATCTTATCCCTACCGCCTTTAAGGGGCCACTTGAAGTAGCCGCCAACTATGATACCTTCCGAGACCAAAACATTGTCTCTCAGTATAAAAAGGATCTACCACCAGAACAGCAGTATGACTCGACTACCTCCGAAACAGCTAAGGCGATCGGAAAGGTTGTTAAATATTCTCCAGCCAAAATAGAACATCTATTTAAGGGGTATACGGCCGGAGTAGGTAAACAGGCCCTCCAACTAAGTGATGCGATAGGGTTTGGGAAAAAGCCAAAGACTTCCGATCTTCCGGTTATTGATCGGTTCATGGGGGAAAAGAAAGATCTCTCTAAGACCGCCAATGACGTATATAACATGATAGACAAGGCAAACACCGCTACCGCCAAGAGAAATAACGACATAAAAGACATTTTGCGCAAGGGCGGAACCCCAGACTACACCGGCCTATCTAAACAACAGATCAGTTCTCTGAAAAACACCGTTGAGGATGAGAAGAAAAAAGGAGAACTAAGTCCGACTCAAAAAGCGCTATATAGTCTATCAGAGGCCAAACTGAAAATAATGTTGCAACAAAATCCCGATCTTCGAGACGATATTAACAAAGTAATCGAACTAAAGAAAAGGAAATAAGCAAATGGAGGATCTATTCGTGAAAAAATCCGACTTTGAGAAGTTTGCCGCTGATCAGACAAGCCAACACACCGCAATAGACGCGCAGATGAGACTGAACAGTGATATCCTAGTCAAACTAGAACCACTGGCCGATCTTGTCCCTTACCTTATAGAATCGGCTGAACTAAAAAGATCTACCGAGAGGTTTGTGGGAAATTGGAAGGGCCGGGCCAAAACCGCCACGATATTTATTGGCCTGATCGCTGTAATAATAACCGTAGTAGTCTCATTAAGGCAATTAATAATTGACCTGTTTTATGGTCAAAAGTAATAGAAAGGAGAAAGTATGACATTCCAACAGTTCCTAGATAAGTATGACAGAAAGCCACTAAATCCAGACGGGATTTACGGACAACAATGCGTGGACGTTATCAAGCAATATTTTGTAGATTGTCTTGGTATACCAGCCATCCGTAACAACGCCGTAGACTACTGGACAAACTACCCTACGGCTCACCTTACTAAAATAGTGAACACGCCCTCATTCGTGCCTCAAAAAGGGGATATAGTCGTTTGGGGAACCTCAGTAGGCCAGTATGGTCATATCGCCATCATTATAGATGCCAACGTAAACTCATTCACTTCTTTTGATCAGAACTGGCCCTTTGATAACGGAACAGGTGTGGCTCACTTTCAATGGCATAACTATACGGGAGTCTTGGGAGTTCTAAGGCCCAAGAAGAACGTGAACTTTGATCAGGCCGCCTTTGATGCTGATGTTGCTGAGAAGGCAAGGATAGCCTCAGATAGAATGCAAAAAGAAGAAGCAGCCAGAGTTGCAGCCGAACAGAAGAAACTCGCCGAGGAACAAAAAAGACTAGACGCAGAACTAGCCGCAAAAATAGCAGCCGAAGAATCTGCAAGACAGTTAGCCGAACTAAAAGCCCAAGAAGAAGCCGTAGCGAAGGCTCTGGCGGAAGAAAATGCCAAAAAGGCAGAAGGAGAGGAGGTGAAAGACATGAATATTTTAGCTGGATACAAAACTTACTCAGGAATACTAATCACGGTTTTAGGTGGACTCGGAGCAGCATCATATTTTGGCGGGGTCGATCAGTTGACCGTTTTCCTAGATGCTTTGATGGTTGTTGTTGGTGGACTTATCGCACTATACGGAAGATATAAAGCAAGACCGTAGCTTTCAGATAGAGGGGTGTAAAATCCCTCTTTGTCTGTAAACTACACGCACCTTGAAAACCAAATAGTTTGAGGAAAGGAGAGAGATGTATCGCTGTGCGGTCTGCAATAAGCGAGGATTCCTCACCCGCCACCACTTTTGGTGGCCTAAGAAGAAGTATCATCGAAGCAAGGCTCTCCGTAAGCAGGTCATTCTGGTCTGCAACGAATGTCACCAGGACTACCATGGAAAGTGTGCTCACGATAAGTGCATCCTCGGATGTGCTGAACTGACCGCTTGTAGGTATTTCGGTATTTGCCTCTACGCAAGATTGGAGATGTAATGAACGGATACGAAGATGGTGCTCTCATCAAGCACGTCAAGACCAAAGGGGGCTTCACCTGTTCGGCCAAGCTGTTCGAGGGTGTGGTCTACTTCATCGCCTACTCCAAAGGAAAACACGAATGGGAGGAACGGGCCTACGACCCCAACACCTGGGATCAGCACTTCATCGACTTCTGCGACAGGATGGACTCCCTCAACGACACCATATTCTTCTCATGAAAGTCACCTGCACAAAACCAGGTATCACCTTCAACGCCTACCACCACACCGCTATCAGCCACTACTTCGTGGCTGAATACTGGAGCGGTCGGAGGATCGAAGCTCACCACGAAGGCGAGGAATGGGAAAGCGCCTACCTGACATTCATCCAGAATGTCATCACCTACGGAGGGTGAGATGTGGGAAACAATCTACACCGAGACCTTCAACTACTTCACCATCGTGGTGAGGCACCTAGTTGGAACGGAAATCTACAAGCTCTACGCTCGTAGGTTGGGGACGGCCTACTGCCCCTTTTTCATCCTTTCCCACGAGAACCGTCAGGTTGTCCCAGGGAACTGGATGGTCGGTCTTGACGAGTTCCGCAAGGAACTGAGCGAGTTCAACCCACCACTACGAAGGAGGTGAATCATGCTCGCTATGGATTACAGAGAGGTCGTTCAACACCTGAAGAACCGCATCATCGGACAAGAGACAGCTCTTGAGCAAATCGAACAGGCTCTCATGCTCGCACAAGCGGGTATTGGAGACCCCGAGAAGCCGTTGTGCGTCTTGTTTTTCGCCGGCCCCACTGGTGTCGGTAAGTCCGAAGCCGTTGTGGCTCTGGCTGAGGCTCTGGGATCTGAGATCTGCCGTATAGACGGAAACCAGCTCACTCAATCCCACACCATCGCTTCCCTTACTGGCTCTCCTCCTGGATATGTCGGTTCTGCGGAAGGCAACACCACTCTGGACAAGAAGGTCATCGAGGGAACGCCTGGACATCCTGGGATACTGGTCATCGAAGAAATCGAGAAGGCTCACCCTTCTATATGGGACGCACTTCTCTCGGTTTTCGACAAGGCCACCCTGAAAATGACCAACGGCAAAGGACACATCAACTTCGTCAACTGCTTCATTATCATCACTTCCAATATCGGCTCTCGTGAGTTGAAGGACGAAGTGAGCAAGACCCCTCTGGGGTTCTGTGAAGCTCGTGAGGACAAGGAAGACCTCAACCTCGATGGGGACACTCGCAAGGGTATCGTCCACAAGGCCATGGGTAAGGCGTTTCGTCCTGAATTCTTAGGACGGATCGACTACATCGTGACCTTCCGTTGGCTGACCCAACCCGAGCTGCTTCTCATCGTGGACAGGTTCATTCGTCAACTCAACGACCGCCTGATGGGACGGCAACTGTATCTGGAGGTCACTGACCCCGCCCGGAACTATCTGGTTTCGGAAGGGTTCGACATCAAGTATGGCGCCCGCCCTCTCAAGTCGGCTGTCCGCAAACACCTCGAAGTGCCTCTCTCGAAGGACATCTGCCTCTTCTACAAGGAAGGGACAAAGTATATCGCGAGGCTCAAGAAGGGTGAAGTGGTCTTCGACAAGACCCAACTGCCTATCTTAAGGCCCAAGGTGGAACTCGTTCAAGGCAAGAAGACCGTCCACCGAGAGGTCTCGATGAAGCTGGGTGGCGATGTCAACACCGTTCACTGCTCACTCTACCCCGAAGAAGCGGAAGTCTTTGACCGCTGGGTCGAGTGCTTTGTCGGCACAAACATCACCCTCTACCTGATGAACATCACTTCTAAGGAAATGGTGGCTCTGGTTCGTCTTTTGACTAAGGTCGAGGGACGGCTACACGCCTCCAAATCCAACCCCGAACCGGAGGACATTGTCCAGCTGGTAACGGCCGCAATCCTTCGGGCTAAGGGAGTGTTCACCGACAGTATCTTCTGGAAGATAGCCAACAATCATATCTAGTATCAGGGGGAATCATGTGTTGCGATGACTGCAAAAAGAAGGAGTGGTGTGACCACCCTTGCCCGAAGTTCCTGGAGGAATACTTGGAGGAGGTGGAAGATGACAGACGTGAGGAGGACAGCCGGCCGACCGGTCAAACTCAACTCCGTTTCGACATCTGAGACGAAGAAGCTCCTGGTTCCCATCGGTGACATCCACTACGGAGCACCGAATTGCGACATCGACAAGGTTCAGAGAACTCTGGACTTCTGCCGGGAGCGTAACGCCTGGATCATCTTAATGGGTGATTAACAATCAGGTCACCCCAAGTCTGTGAGGACTTGTAAAAAAACTTCTTAAATTGCTGGAATAACCCAAGAGGCGAAAACCGAAAGGTTTAGCACTAACGGTCAATCAGCAGCCAAGCCCGAAAGGGAAGGTTCAGAGACTAAAGAGGAAGCACCTTGTATTTATGTTAGTTATATGCTAATATTAGAATATGACTAACAAAGAACAGCCCTTTAAAGGTCGTGAAAAAGAGTATAAACACGAATGGTATCTTAAAAATTTGGAGAGGTGTAAAAAACTCCAAAAGGAAAGATATGAACGGAACAAAACTCAGTGGTTACTGCTAAGCAAACTGTATCAGGCAGAACACCCAGAAGCGACTCGAAGAAACAAAAGGAAGAACAAAGACAAAATAAGGTTTGATGGGAATCGTCAAAGCATTTTGGAAAGAGATAGGTTTGTATGTCGACTATGTGGAGAAAACAGTCAACTGATTATCCACCACATAGACGGAACAACAAACAGAAAAGAAGAAAAAAATGCAAACAATGACCCTACAAACCTGATAACATTATGTCGGAGTTGTCACCTAAAAGTTCACAAATACAAGATGAAGATATAGTCCGAACTTATAGGAAACTATAAGAAGCCAGCACATAAAAACTGGCGGTAACAAAATTACTGATGGATGCCTCAACCCGCTACTCAGTGGGGGCTGGTGTCTACGAACAGATCTGTAACCCCCAGGAGCAACTGGACTTCCTGGTGGAGATGTTTCGGCCCTACGCCGATCTGATCATCGGATCCCACGCCGGGAACCATGAATTTCGGATCACCAAAGAAACCGGCATCAATATCATGCGGCTATTCTGCCAACTGGTAGGTGTCCGGAACCTGGAATACTCCATCAACCACTGTCTCCGGGTAGGATCCCAGCGCTACATTGTCTACTCGACTCATGGATCCTCCGGGGCAACCCTGCGCCATACCAAAATCAAGCGTGTCCTGGACATCGCTTCCTGGAACAAAGCTGATCTATACTTGTATGCTCATGTTCATACGCTCGACACCAAGACCGATGAATACCGAGAGTATGATGCGCGCAACAAGTGCATGGTCACCAAACAGCGATCGTTCGCCCTGACCGGATCCTTCCTCAACTATGACGGTTCGTATGCTGATATGAAAAACTATCAGCCAGAGCGGACTGGATGTGTGAACGTGCATCTCAACGGTGTCAAGTTTGACATTCACCTCACAATATAGTCCCCTCACCAGGACTCCAGATAAGCCTCCCAAAAGGAGAAACTGTCTGGAGTCCTGACCAACCTACAAAGATTATCTCAAATTAAATATAAATTTTAATATGCAAAATGTAGAAAACAAAAGTGTTGACAAGTGGTTATCCACTTTACTATAATATCGATAGCACTTTGTCATGAGTAGAGATGACGCGAGAATGTTCGATCGCCTTCTGCCGACATATCAAAAAGATTATAAATCTATTATTTGATTGCAGATTGGAGGCCGGCATTTTGGCACTACATCTCTATAATACCAACCTAAAAGAAAGGCGCTTATTCTAAGTTTCAAAGATAAGATCCTAGTCTATTGCCTACCCTTTGTTATCCTGGCATGCCTGTTACTTATCGCGGGAACCGCAAATAGTGAACCAATCGAACCAAACGGAAAAGTTGCTAGAGCCGTAATAGAGAACCTTCAAATAAAAACAAAAAAACCAGAGTTTACTGCACCAGTATATAGAACAGCACCGCCGGTAGTAGTTGCACCAGTTGTTAAAAAACCCTCCCGGTCGATCCCGATCTCCATCCCCACCAATGAGGTGACAGTCCTTGCGCACGCTATGGTGGTAGCAAAATTCGGAGAATCGGGATGGAACGCCCTATATATACTTATTAACAGAGAATCGGGATGGAAACATTATGCAATCAACCAAAGTTCTGGGGCATGTGGCCTTTTTCAGGCGCTCCCCTGTTCAAAAATGGGTGGCATGGAAATAACCAATCAAATAACCTGGGGCCTAAATTATATCGCCTCAAGGTATGGCTCACCGAGCCGAGCATTGGCCTTTCATAATGTCCATAACTGGTATTAAATGTTTACCATTCTTATGTGGGTAGGTGTATTCTGGTTCGTGTTTAAAATAATCCGCTAGTCTTTTGACGGTAGGCTAAAGCCGTTGAAGGTAGGACAAATGATCCAGGATTTTCACTTCCCAAGATCCAAAACCTACCATCGTTTCTCCTATTATAGTCGCCATCGGTATAAGGAAAATGAATGTTCTATGACAAATTTTAAAGAACACAACAAAATAAAAGTTAAATATGGGGTTAGTCCCTTCTGGTATCAGAAAAGAAACAAATACAACAACCAGAAAAAAGATGGGTATGATAGTCTCATGGAAAGAGATGATGGCCTATTTTTAAAATCTCTAGTTCAACAAAAGAAAATAAAATCTTGTGAAGAACAAAAACAGTTTGATCTATATGCTTGGGACAAAACTGGTGATAAATGTGTTTTATTACATCGTCACAAACCGGACTTTTTAGTTACTCTGAATGATGGTAGGCAAAAAGTAGTAGAAACGAAGGGGTTTTTAAGCGAAAGATGGAAAGACAACGTCAAGCTATGGGCCATAAACTATCCCGAAATAGAGTATTTAGTTAGCACAAAATCAAGCCCTATTGACATTCCAAAACTACTCATGTAATATCAAGTTATGGAATGTAAAAATTGTGGGACTAAAGTAAAAAAAGCCAATCGTAAATTTTGTAGCCATAAGTGTGCAAATATTTTTACTGGCCCGGTTCGTAGAAAAAGAGTTGCCCTAACTTGTGAATACTGCCTGAAAAAGTTTGAAGTTACTCCCGGAGATCTTAAATACCGGGTAAATATTAGATTTTGTTCTGTCGCCTGTCGTAACGTGGGGTCAAAAAACTTTAGCAAGTGGGTTAGAGTAAATTGTGACCATTGTGGTAAGAACTTTGGAAGGTTAACGTCTAAGCTATCGAACTTTAAACACCACTTTTGTGGGGATCCTTGTCGGCGAGAATTTAATAAAATCAACCCTCCTCACAAGGGGAGCGGAACATGGCTAGAAAATGGGTATAAGGTTAAATATACTGGTAATGGTAATGGTCGGAAAGAACACCGTCTAGTTATGGAGAAACATCTTGGAAGAAAACTAGAAATTAAAGAATATATACACCATATAAATGGTGACAAAACTGATAATAGGATCGACAATCTAGTCATCATGACTGCTTCTGAACACACATCACTTCACAGGAATAGTGATTAAAAGAGTTGACAAGTGGATAACATTCTGTTAGTATAAGGCTATGGAAAAGATGAAAACGTATACAATATATGAGACTCATGGTTTGCGACACCTGGCGCGAAAGATCCAGGCCATCCCTATTATGAAAAGATCCGGGGCCGTAGTCTTTATAGATCAGATCCAGAAAAAAGATAATTTAAGCAGCGAGGAAATAACTGAATGAAATACTATACAGCGACAAGCCTGGCCAGGGCCGGTATTATACCAGTCAGCCAACGAAGCACCATAGTTCAGATGATAAAGCGCGGAGATCTCCGGGCGCATGCTTCTAATGGTAATGGCCGGGGTGTTCGATATACAATATCTAAAGAATCGGTGGAGGAATATCTAAAGAAGATTAACTAGAGGACAACCTTGTGTGCGGGCCTGATGAAGATGAGATAGTCGAAGTGAGACAATGCCCCAGATGCGGAAACTGGTCGCTAGTGCCTTTGAAGAAAATTAAAAACAAGATTGAACACTATTGTCCTTATTGTTGTTATGACATAATTGAACATGACGGAGAGTAAAAGAAAACAAAAGTGTTGACAAGTGGATAGCCTATGTGTTATCCTTGTTTTAGTATTAAGTAAAAAGAAAGGGAAGTGAAAAATGACTCAGGAAGAATCATTAAAAAAACTACTAGAAGGAGATGCTCCAAGCAATAAGCTGGTGTTTCTCTATAATTGGCTGGAGGACATCAACTGGCATCCGGAGGCCCGGATACTTTCGGAGTTGATCGAGGATGGTGTTTATGATGAATTGGATACACCATTTATGGGAGGTAAGGTCAGCGCGTTTAGTCACATATTCGGATGGGGCCTGAATACTAAGGAGTGGAACTACACCTCCGGCGTAAACTTTGTTTTAGAACTGCTAGAAACAGTTGATCTGAAACATATGGGAGTGAGGGTGGCAAGATGAAACATTATATCGTCAAAGAAGAAGTAGAAGAATTTAAACCAAGAACGGAGCAAGAATGGCTGGAGTTTCTATATCATGGTTTACCAGAGATTGCAGAGAACCAGTTGAAGGAGAAAAAAAATGAATAACACTGTTTATAAAAACTCCGATCCCCTATCCGACATCATCAGTTTCCATATCTACACCAAGAATAATTTCATAAAGTATGTGGGAACTTTCAACAAAAAGGACAAGGTGTTCCGGAAGGACATAAACGAATCTCACAAGTTTCACAAAGCCGATAGTTTCGGCATTGATGCAGGGATAATAGATCACCTAGATAAGTTGGATTGTATAAAGATAATACTCAAAAATACAACCAACGGAGACTACTATTCTATCCCCTATGAGCGGTTTCTAACTAAGGGGTGGGTGTATCCCCGGACTATAAATACGAAGGTTCAAGGAGAGTTTCAGCCATCATTCATCGCCAGCAGGAAGTGGTGGAGGATCAGAAATAGAATTGGAGATATAATACAAGAACCGCTGGAGGAAGGAGAACAAGATGAGCAATAAATTGTATCAAGGATACCATTGGGCCGAAGAAGAAAAAAGAGTTGATCGCTGGAATGTGATGATCGGCGCGCTCTTGGCCCTGGCATTGATCGGTTTCATGACTACGTTATGGATCGTGTCACTAGCAATTATTAAAATGTTAACAATCTAAAGGAGAAAAGATGGAAACAACAAAAAAGAAAAATCTCTACCAGAAGATCCTGGAAGTTCAAACGGATCTGAAAGTAGAAAAAGGACAACTCAACAAGTTTGGTGGTTACTACTACCGATCATGTGAGGACATCCTGGAGGCAGTCAAACCGCTACTAAAGAAGGCGGGACTGATCATGACAATGGAGGATGAGATCGTGAATATCGGAGATCGCTTTTATGTCAAAGCAAAGGTGATCGTCAACGATGGTGAGCAACTGATCGAAGCAGCGGCCTATGCCCGCGAAGAAGAAACAAAGAAGGGCATGGATGGATCTCAGATTACCGGGAGTGCTTCTAGTTATGCTAGAAAATATGCCCTGGCTGGTTTGTGGCTTGTCGATGATGGCAAGGATAGTGATTCTGACGATAATACAGCCCCCAGGACAGCCGTAAAACAAAAAGTAGTAGCAACGCCCACGCCAGAAAAAAACGAGGCTTCAGTGGCCCCAGAACAGTGGGAATGTGAAGGTTGCGGGACTCCCATAAAACAAGCGGTGCATACTTTCTCAACCCACAACTTCGGGCGTGATTTGTGTTTTAGTTGCCAGGGTAAGGAAAATGACAAAGGAGACGCGTAATGAGAATCTGGGTTGTAACGGACACCCATTTTCTCGATAAGAACTTAATCGGGAAGGGATACCGGCCGAAACACTACCAGAGCCGGATCCTCCTCCATTGGCGCGAGAAGGTGAGGCCGGAGGATATGATCATTCACTTGGGAGACTTCAGCATGGGGCCTAGTGATGAAACAAAAGAGATCTTGGGGGTTCTACCGGGCCGGATGGTGATCACTATTGGCAATCATGACCGATCGGCCCACTGGTTTATGGAAGCCAAAAAGGACATGTTCGCCTGTAAGACCTTCACCTATAAGGGTGTTTTATTCTCACATCATCCCGCCCTAGAGTTACCAGAGAGGTGCTACCTGAACATTCATGGCCATACTCATGGAAACGGCCATCGAGAGTATAACAAACAGCCCTGGCACTACGAACTGGCCTTAGAGAATACCGGATATGCGCCGGTGCTACTAAAAACAACATTAAAGGAGAAAACAAGATGACAAGCGAACAATGTTTTGGAAACGCCAGAGATGATAGCCTAGACTTCGATCCCAACTGGACAAGTTGTTGGGTAGAAAAGGATGAGTGTATCTGTTTTCACCCTACCCAGGGACATGAGAATGGCCCAACGGATGCAGTGAAAGAAGTTTTAATAGCGCCCACTTCCCTACCCCAGACTGGAGGAGGCGGGATCCTGTCTGTGGTGATCTTTGTGGCCCTGATGTATGTCCTGATAAGGGCATTAAGAAAATGATTGACGGAAATTCTGGTAATGGTAAAATAGGGATGTTGGATTGCGCCAACTCCCAAGAGAATGACATACACTCTCCCCCAGGCGCGCAATCACCTGGGGGTTTTGTATGTAAAGGAGATCTATGAACGGATGGATATTGATATACAAAAAAATATGGGAAAATAGAAGGTTTTATCGAAGGCCGACAACTCTGGCTGTTTGGATCTGGCTATTAACACATACTAACGACAAGGGGGTTGTTCTTTGTGGAACCCTACAAATAGGGGAAGCATTAAACATAAGCAGAAGCACTATCCGGGACATTATAAAACGACTTTCACAAAAAGAAGGCGAAGATGACAAACTTATCGCCATCAAAACCACCAACAAATTCAGTATAATTACAATCTTAAATTGGGAGAAATACCAGAAGCCATACGCCAACAAATCCGACAACCAAGCGACAACCAAGCGACAACCAATAGCCACTAATAATAAAGAAAGAATAAAGAATAAAGAAATAAAGAAGGGGACGGTCTCTAAAGAGACTGTGGATAAAATTAAGAAAGAGTTAGCTGAGAAGCTATCATGGAGAGGAAGTTTATGAAAACATTTTTAACCTATACCGGGATCTTTACCTTCACCCTGGTAGTTTTCTACTATGGCCAGTATCTTATTAAAGTAATTTTACCCTAAGGAGGACTTTATGACACCAAAAAAACACATTTGCAGATTCAATGATGGAGACCAAGTTTGTGATTGCTATGATGAGGGCTTTGCAAGGGGACAGAAGTCTGCACCCAAAAAAGGTGAATCTTACCGTCTCGGCTATCAGCAAGGAGTAAAGGAAGGAAGGGCTGAGATGTTAGAGGGTCACACATTTAAGCCAAAGATGCACAATAAACTATTTCTTGTTCAGATAACAAACCCACAAAGTCCTCGATATGGAACATACAAAGGTAGTTGGTCGCTTGGGAAAAGAAAGGTTCATTATTCACTAGACGGGAAGAAGTCTCTTTGTAACCAAATTGTTGCAGGGAAGATTGAAGACAATTACGGACACTACGAAAACTATGGAGTATGTAAAATTTGTGAAGGCAAGTCCCTCAAGGAGGAAAACAAATGACACCAGAAGAAGATAAAATACTAGAAAAGTATATAGAAGCATTTAATCTCGGCTATCAGCAAGGAGTAAAGGAAGGAAAACAATACAAAATAACCGCCCCAAATAATAACAAAAAGGAGATAAAAATGAACGGACAACAACAGTCATTGACCTTTAAAGAAAAGGTTGACTATATTAGAAGAAATATTAAAGACATCGCACAGTATTTAGACCTTGAAAAAAAACGACACCAGAATGAGGAAACTAACGGAGTTGAGAATGTAGGTGAGGTGATGGCTAATTTAACACTAGCTTATCGTCACTTGGAAGATGCTTCAATGAGAATGGGTAAAGTATTACAGGCTTATGATGGAGGAATCTCAGTTTACGATAAAGAAACAACAGTAGGAAGTTAAGAATAATCGGGGCGGTTATTTTAAAATAAACTGGAGGAAGACAAATGAGCAAAGAACCATCCGTAGAGACAAAGTGCCAGAGAATGGGTGATGGTATGAAAAACAGTAGTGGTGGGACTACCTGCAACCTGTATACACCATTTTTAAGTGACGGGACTAATTGTAATGTATATCAAAATATGTGGTCAAAAAAAAGGAGGAAAACAAATAAATGAAAATCTCATATAACAGATATGACGAAGACGGATATACGACCATCTGGTCAAATAAGAAAAAGGGTAGACCAAGAGTGGCGGTAACCAAAGACAAAGACACAGGCGACTTATATGCTGGGTTTGAGGGATTTATACCGAAGGAAAACTCGCTAAGAGAAATTCTGGCAAACACATCCCGCGTATTCAAAGAAGAAGTGGGGAGAGAATGAAAACATTACACGCTATAAGGAATTGGTTCTGGGCCGTAATATGTTTTGTGATCCTGATCACTGTCGATATTTACACCAATGGATCCGGGTGGGCGCTGCTTGTAGTGGGGCTTTTTCTGGCCCTGATCACTGTTTTATTCATGATTTTTGGGGATTTAAAGAAAACTTTTGACTGACCATAAACCGCCAGTGGTATAATGTAAACACTTAGAGGAGACAAAGGTGATTAAGTCCGCAGCCATAATTGGAATGGGCGTGTTAGGGTCAAACCTATTTGACTACCTGACCTTCAGATTTGACGAAGTGTGCGGTTATGATATAGACGAGAAAAAGAGAGTTGATGAATGGGATAAGATCGAACAATGCGATCTTATTTTTGTTTGTGTCTCTACTCCCTACTCTACCGAGGGCTTTGATCTATCCAATGTCGAGGAAGTGATTGATAAGCTTAAAGCTCCAAAGATCATTGTGATCCGCTCAACGGTGATCCCCGGATCAACCGAGTATCTCCAAGCCAAGTATCCTAGACATAAGATCCTATTCTCACCAGAGTTCTTGCGCGAAAACACTGCCTGGGAGGACATCTTGCACCCTAACACCTCAATAGTTGGCTATACCCAGTCCAGTAAATGCTTTGCGCCCCTAGTCATGCACATTTTACCCAAAGGTAAAACACAAGGGATGATCCCGGCCACTGATGCGGAGATGATAAAATATGCCCGCAACACCTACCTGGCCATGAAAGTAGTATTTGCTAACCAGCTTTATGATCTATGCAATATACGTGGTGTAGATTATGCGGTAGTAAGAGATGGCCTGGGGGCTGATCCCAGGATAGGCAAGTCTCACCTAGACGTTTGGCATGAGGGCGGAAGGGGAGCCGGCGGAGTTTGTTTCCCCAAAGATCTAGCCGCTTTTGATGACTATGCTGGAAGTGATGCCGTCTTATTTGGGATGATCCGAAAGATAAACGACATGTATTTGGACATGACCAATAAGACCAGGGGCCGACAATACGAGGTGAAGAAGTGAAGGGGCGTCTCAACGGTTTCCCCAGGAAAAAGATATGTATCGACTGTGGTGTCGAGTTTTTGGCTAGTAACCCCATAAACAATAGGGGTGGAACTGAGTTTATCGATAATATTCAACCATTATGTATAAGTTGTAACGCAAGCAAAGGAGCAAGATGATGCAAAAAATTGGGTTTGTGGCAGGAAGCTTCGACCTTTACCACGCGGGCCATGCCGCCATGTTTCGAGAGTGCTGGGAAAACTGTGACTACCTAATTGTTGGCTTACAGGTTGATCCCAGTGTTGATCGCTCCGGGAAGAATAAGCCCATCGAATCAATGTTTGAGCGCTACCTAAAACTAGCCAGCGTGAAATACATCGATGAGATAATCCCCTATGATACCGAGGATGATCTACTAAAGATTTTAAATACTCAAAAGATAGACGTGAGATTTATAGGAGAGGATCACAAAGACAAACCATTTACCGGCGACTACTTGCCAATGGAAATATTTTGGAACAAGAGAACTCATGGGATGTCTACCACTAAAATCAGGAAAAGAATCAGTGGAGCAAAGTAACTGTTTCTTAGACCATGACTGGGTGGAATATGCCAGGGATGAGGACATGGTTTTTAAGGCATGTAGCAAGTGCGGCCAGAAAACAGATCTAAAGATTTACAAGGGATCAACCAAACTTTTGCAGTATATGTCCGGTGGAAATTTAGCAAGGGTTCCGGGATACTCAGAGCCAGGATACAACGAAGGTTTGGGCCAAGTAGTAACCGACAAAAAAGACTATTACGATAAAGCCTCAAAGATAGGAGCAACACCAATAGAATGAGAATTATACTTTACGAAGATAAGATGGATTTTAAAAGCAAACGAGTGTTTTTAAAGAAGGGAATTTACAAAGTTATCCGCGAAGTTCCGAGGCTTGGATTTTTAGTAAAAGCGGGATCAGTGATGGCGATAATCGGCTATGGAAAAGGTGTAGAAACAGACTGAAAACTTGACACGCTGAAGCGGGGGAGTGTCATAATATAGTTTCCCTACGCCAAGCCAAAAAACAAGGGGTCTCCCCTCCCCTACCGAAAGAATTTTGAAAATTTAAGAACGAATTAAAAAATATAGAGAAACCCCAAGAGAGTAGGGAAGTGGTAACAAAAGAGAAACAATATGATAACTTTTTTAGCAGAAATTAAGAGAACATCACAAACAAAAAAAGCATCTTTGGATAATGAATTTCAAGTAGTTTTGGTGACCGACAATCCCATGATTTTAGATCTTGGAAAATTGCCTCCGGAAACATTGGTAAAAGTAACAGTGGAGTTAGAAAAATGAAAAACAAAAAGAAAGTTTTGGTCACCGGGGCCGCCGGATTTATTGGAAGCAACCTCATCGAGAAGTTACTTCCCCACTACAATGTTTTTGGGATAGACAACTACTCCTCCGGATGTAACGAGGTAGACTGCGAAGTATACCCGGTCGATATTTTAGATGATAGAGTAGAAGGAATATTTCATGTCGAGGAGCCAGAGATAGTTATTCACCTGGCAGCAAAGGCGCGGATCCAACCATCTATAATGGATCCCCTATTTTACAATGAAACAAATGTCTATGGCACTGCAAGACTGCTAGAACTATCCAGAAAATATGGAGTAAAGAAGTTTATCAATATCTCATCCTCCTCAGTCTACGGAGACAATGAGACACCCTTCAAAGAATCAATGAGAGCCAAACCCCTCAACCCCTATGCGGCCTCAAAGTATATGGCAGAAGTCTGGGCCAAGATGTATTATAAAACCTACGGGCTAGAAACTATCTCCTTAAGACTATTTAATGTCTATGGCAAGAATATGACCGGCGGACAATATCAGCTGGTGATGACCGCATTTAAAGAACAACTAGAAAAGCACCGGCCATTTAATATCACCGGAGATGGAGAGCAGAAAAGGGACTTCACCCATGTCGATGATATATGCGCCGGGATAATAGCAGTGATGGAGAAGGAGGGAGATCTGGGAGGCAAAGTATTCAACCTGGGAGCAGGGGACTCAAGATCAGTGAATGAGATAGCGCGACTCATGGCTGGTGGCCCTTACCCCCATAAAAGGATTGAGCGAGAAGGGGAGATGCGAGAAACCCTGGCCAGTATCAATAAAGCAAAGTATGTTCTAGGATGGGAACCGAAGATTAAACTAGAGAAGGGGATCAAGGATGTCTAAAAAAGAATTTACGTTTTACATAAGCATAAGATTTGAAAAGAATGGATATGTTGGTAAATATATTGGAGATGTTCATGGATACCATGACGAGGATGGGAATAGGTTAGACGCATGTAAAATGCCATCAACGGTGGCGTTATTATCAGAAACATTGGCTGCATATACAAGAGGTGATCGCATTGAGTAAAGAGATACAAAAGAAGGTAAGACCACTAACTCTCAAGCAAACCAAATGGCTTAAGTTATATTTGGAAAGCGGTAATGCTACTCTTTCGGCTATGGAGTGCTATAATACCAAAGACTATTTTACGGCTTCACAAATAGGTCATGATAACCTTAAAAAAGCTAATATCAAAGCAACAATGGATGTTTATTTTGATAAGTATAACCTCACCCCGGATAGGATGGCGAAAGAACTGGATCGAAACTTACAAGAGAGAAACTGGAAGTCCAGGGATTCAGCAATCGATAAGGTTCTAAAGTTGAAAGGCGCATACCCCAAAGAATCTAAAGAGTCAGTCAACAACAACATTTTTATTGCAGTCAACGAAGATCACGAAAGGTTTAAATGAAATACAGAGAGTTTATAGAACTCTATTTCATGGTGGATAAGGCAGAAACCGGAGAGTTAGTCCCCTTCAAGTTCAATAAAGTTCAGAGCATGTATTATGATCTCTTGAACAAAGACTACTTCGAGGAGGATAACTGGCCGGGCCTTCGTGAAGATATACTAAAAGCCAGAAGGGAGGGGATGACCACCTTCATCCTTGCTTTGTTTGCGGCTGAGATGATCTGGTCAAAACATCCGATCAGATCGCTGGAGATCTCCTATAAGGATGATGCAACCCTCCAGCATTTCAGAAGGTTCAAAACATTTTTAGAGAGTTACTGTAAAAAGAGAGGGCTAAACTTCAAAGAGTTTGTGGAAACCGATAACAAGCATGAGTTGATACTAAAGCACAACCGGGCCTCATTCTTCGTAGGAACTGCAAGCGCGCGCACTGGAGAGCGTGGTGGAACCGTTCAGAACATTCTATTCTCAGAAGCGGCTTTCTACCCAGACACCGAAGTTATGACCGCCAGAGAGATCATAGAGGCCTCTATGCGAATGGTAGACATCAATGCCGGTAAAGTATTCATCGAGTCAACCGCCAATGGAGTTGGTAACTACTACCATAGCCTGTGGATAAACGCCTCAAAGGGTGAGTCCAGGTTCAGGCCCCGGTTCTGGGGATGGCGTGATTTTTATACCGAGGATGAGTTTAAGCTGATAGCCAGTGAGTTCACTAGCGAGGCGATGTTGAAACAAGAATATCCAGAGACACCAGAGGAAGCCTTCATCGCGGCTGGTTCCCCATTCTTTGATCCAGATGCGCTCCTGAACTATCGGAAAGAGGTCAGAGAGCCAGTTGTGAGGGGTGATCTAACCGGGGGAAGGCCAGTGGTGGTGGTTTAATGTTCAGGCAATTTAGAAAATTAAAAGAGGATGAAGAACTACTAATTGGGGCTGATCCATCAGAAGGTGGTGATCCTTGCGCGGCTATATGTCTATCCAGAAACTATGTTGATGTGCCAATCGTTTTCACCATGAACACTGAGTCATCCCAGTTCGGTTACGAACTAGACAAACTTGGTAGGTATATCTGGCAACAAACCCATGTCTATCCCATGATCGCCCCAGAGCGTAACACTGGGGCCGCCACAATCGCCAGACTAAAAGACTTAAACTACCCTTCCTTGTTTAGAATGAAGGATTTTACAAGCACCGATCCCAAAGCATCTTTAAATATAGGATGGGTCACCAGTTCCCTCACCCGCCCCAAAATGCTAGATGACTTGTCTCTAGCCGTAAGACAGCATATTATCGCTATATACGATGGGCCTATAATAGATGAAATGCAGACGTTCGTAAGAAACAAACAAGGTAGACCAGAGGCCCGGCAAGGATGTCATGATGACCAGGTGATGGCCCTGGCAATCGCCTGGCAGTTATACTTGCTAGGAACTAAAGAGGGGAGCGATCAATTCCCAGAAGCCCCCAGGGGATCAGTTCTGGATGTATTGGCTGGGATCCAAAGAGCAAAAGAAGATTATATAGGTAATAACTAACGAAAGGAGACACAATGGAGTTTAAAAACGTAGCCTACCACAGAGTAGAGGCAGTGCTAGAGGATGGTAAAACAGTAGTAGGATTTGAGCCGGGAGAGGTTCATGAGATACCAGATGATCAAAAAGAGAGGATGGAAGCGCGCTATCCTCACATGCTAGTAGAAGTGGGAACGATGATAACGGCTGATCCAGTAGTGGTTGAACCAGAGAATAAGGTTCCGACATCCCTGGACTCTCAAGAACTACGGACACCGGATGAGATCATGTTCCCTTGCGATGAATGTGACTTTAAAGCTAAAAGCAAACTGGGCCTGATCGGACACAAGAGGAGCCATCTAAAATAATGCCAAGAACCATTTATCAACTAACCCCCGAAGAAGGCCGGCTGATAGAGATAGTTCGAAACATCAAATATGGCACGATTCAGGAGATAACAGTGAGAGATGGGAAATTAAAACTCTGTAAGGTGGCGACACCCCCAGAGGTTTTTGGTATAGCAGTGGTAGAATCAATAACATTGGAGGCATAATGGAACCATATTATTTTACAGAAGGATCATGGATCACTTGCACCAGCATGACCATCGACAAAATAAGCACAGCCGAAACACTTGACAAATCCGAGTAAATAACTTATGCTGTTCTTAACAATTTAAAACTTTCAAAAAGACCAAAGGAAGAACCTACGCGTCCATCGTGTTCAGGTTCTTTTTGATAAAGGAGACTTATGGCTAAGATAGACGAAGATGTAGCGTTTTTGACCGCAGTAGTTGGCCCCCTTTGCACTAAACCAGAAGAAATAGAGATTGACAAGAAGATCGATGACATTGGCACGCTTTTGATACTTCAATGCGCGAAGGATGACATTGGGAGACTGATTGGCAAGGAAGGGGAGACAGCCAAAGCCCTCCGAAGAATCTTGCATACTTACGGTTCTATCAGTGAACAAAAAGTCAACTTAAGGATCGGAGATCCTAAAAGGAGCGAAGTTTGAAAAAAACAGAGATCAATATTATAAAAAACCGTATTGATCGGGGATCTGAGTATTGGAAGAAAGAGAACAAAGACAAGTTTGATCGCTTCAGACGTTATTTGCAGATCAAACATTATGCTGATACTAAGGTTCAAAAGGACAGAATCACCGTCCCCTACATCCACGCTATTATAAGAACTAAACTCCCGGCTATTTTTATACGAAACCCAAAGTATTTAGTTAAACCAAAAGGCAAAACAGCCTTAAATGGGGATGGTCAAGATACCGTAGACACGATCAACAACCAGCCGGTGATGCAAGCGCTGATGAACTATATGCCAGATGAGATTGGCATGGAGGATGAATGTAAACTAGCCGTCCTTGATTATCTCGGTTTCGGGATGGGAATTGTCAAAGTAGCCTACGAATTTGAATGTGAGGGCGAGGATGACGATGAACTAAAGATCCTGGCTGATCGCTTTTATGTTAAGAGAATCGCCTATCCAAAGGGTGATTTTATCTGGGATCCAGAATCAACCACCGGCCTTGCTGGGGCCAGATGGTGCGCTGAGAAGATGACTTCCCCACTCCAAGATCTTAAAGACTCAAAGTTCTTTAAGAATACGGCTGATCTGAAACCAAATGCCAAGATAGAGAAGGATCTAGCTTCCAACAACTCCAACAAACCAACGGCTGATGAGGAGCGGGTAGAATACTGGTTATACTGGGAAAAGAATAGATACGGCAAGGTTACCAAATACGCCTATGTAGTAGTTGATCAGAAGATCGAACTGGCCTCTGGGAATAATCCCTTCCAGCATGCTGACTGGCCCTACGAGGAAGCCAAAAACTATATGATCCCAGACTACACCTTCCCAGTAGGCGACATCGAACCGATTGAAACCCAACAAAACGAACTTGATAAGGCCGAAACGATCATGTTCAACCACATGAAGCGCTTTATCCAAAAGTATAAGATGAAGAAGGGCGCGCTCGACAGTAAGGGAATAAGCGCGATGGAATCTCCAGAATCAGTAGTAGTTGAAATGGCCGGGGATATGTCCGAGCTTATGGCTCTCGACAACCCATCAGTATCTAGCACCGTTCCATTGGCCGTTGCCACTATCAAAAGCGATATGGACAACTCAAGCGGTATAAATGAGTTTAAGCGCGGAGCCGGCGCTCAAACCAAAAAAACAGCCACCGAGGTTAATGCAACCGAGGAAGGATCTAAACAGCGCTCTGATGATGCCCTCCGAGACGTTGAGAAGTTTATGAAGAACATTGGCCGTAAGTTGATGCAACTTATCCAGCAGTATGCTACTGAGGATATGGTCATAAAGATTGCCGGAGACACCGATGAGGTTAAGAACTTCCCCATTATCTCCCCAGAGGACATCCAGGGAGAGTATGATCTTGAGGTAGAGCCTCACTCCACCGCTCCAATCGACCTACAAATCCAAAAGAGACAAGCGATGGATCTATACAACATTATGGCCAAAGACCCGGATGTTATGGCCAGCTTTGATGCCAGAAACGAACTAAGAAGAATAGTCCTTACCGCCTTTGATGTAAAGAATATCGAACCATTTATAACCAACCCCATAGAACAGACGCAAAACCAGATCGAGGCGATGGCTGGCGGGATGCCCGAAGAAGGTGGAGAGGGGATGCCCGGCGCTCCAATGGCCCCACAAGGCCCAGATATGGTCAACCCGAACATGCAACCCGCATCTCCAACACTAGCGAGGTTTAACCAATGAAAGATTTAAAACAAATGATGACCAAGAGGAATGAGGTTTTTGGAGATATGTCTCCGAAGATCAGCATCAACCTCACCATCGATATGCCAGATCTTCACAAGAAAGCAGTGGAGAATAACACCAACCGGGCCGATAAGTTGAAGGCCGCCTTGAACTCTACCAACAAAAGTATGGTAGAGAATTTGATGACAAAAATGAGAGAGAATCCTATATATGTAAAGTCCGGATCGGATCATGTAGGAGGAGGGGCTTAAAGCCTCTCATGAGGGCGCTTGAAGGATCACCTCCTTTCAGCCCTCATGAGAGTCAATAAGACTCACTAAAAAGGAGAACAAAATGTCAGAACCTACCACTTCGCTCGCTGAACCTGCGGTCATAGGGCCAGAAGTTGCAGCAGATGAAACCCTAACCACAGAACCAGTAGAGACGAATAACGTAGAACCTGATCAAGAGGAATCCACAACGGATACTGATGATCAATCTACCGAATCAGACGAGAGTTTCATGGATCTTAAAACTGTCCCTAAGGAACTAGAGGGCGCGGCTAAAAAGATGCAAGCCGAATACACCAAGAAAATGCAAGCACTTGCAACCAGCCGGAGAGCCGAACAACTAGATCCCACCAAGACAGCCCCACCCCCGGAAGATGGGTCAACTGATCCAGACCGAGCTGAGATTCAACAGTTCCTAAAAACTCCCCAGGGATCGGCTCTAAAAAGCCTGCTCATGGAAGAAATGGCCTCTGAACTAGGTATAGGAGACATCAAGCAAAGAGTCTATACATCAGAAGCCGACAAGGAAGTGGCACAAGTAACACAAAAATATGGGGAAGAAGCGATCCGCGATAACTACGATCAGATTATGGAGATGATGGAAAAGTATCCAACCGCACCTCTAGATATGATATGCTCCTCCGTTCTGTTTGACACCGTAAAGACAAGCGCTGTGAATGAAGGTAAACAGATCGTGCGACAAAAGATCCAGGAAAAGAAACAAGGCTCGATGGCTAGTGGAAATTCTACTTCGCCAGTAACCACAACCCAAACGAAAGCCAACAGTTTCGAGGAAGCGTTCAAACAGGCGATGTCCGATAATAAATAAAGAAAGGTAAACGAACAAATGGCTTTGACATTTTCAGTCCCAGATTCAGTCCTCTCGACTACTCTGGCAAACTACAAAGAAAAACTAGAAGATAATATCTTCAAGACTATTCCTCTATACCACAAGCTATACTCTGATGGTAAGAAAAGAACCCTCTCTGGTGGTGACTCAATCGTAGTTCCACTGATGTATGGTAAAAACACTACCGTTGCTGGTTACTCTGGATATGGGATCATAGATACTACTCCACAAGAAGGCATAACAGCTGCTAAATACAACTGGAAGCAAATCGGTGGTTCAGTATCTATCTCAGGTAAAGAAGCAAGACAGAACTCTGGAGCAGAACAAATCATCAACCTATTGAAATCTAAGACCATGCAGTTGGAAAACAGCATGCGAGAATATATGGGCGGTAAATTGTTCGCTGCATCCACAACTGATGCCGGCACTGATCCTCATGGACTAGCTACAATCGTAGCCACTTCTGGAACAGTTGGCGGAATCGCTAAGGCTACTTATTCATGGTGGCAGTCTCAAACCGGAACAGCTGCATCTTTTGCTGCTAACGGTTTAGATGAAATGAGAAACTTATTCAACGACTGTTCACAGTTCTCTGCTGCTGATCATCCAGACTTCATCATCACTGATCAAACAAACTTTGAAAGGTATGAGAAGATCCTGCAACCTCAAGAGAGATTTAACGATAGCAAAACTGCTGATGGTGGTTTCCAGAATCTTTTGTTCAAGGCAGTTCCTTTGACTTGGGATCCTCAATGCACCGCTGGCAAAATGTATCTCTTAAACACTAAATATCTTGAGTTAGTAGTTCACTCAGATGCCGATCTAAAGTTCGGTGAGTTCCAAGAACCAGAAAACCAAGATGCAAAGGTCGCAAAGATGATCTGGATGGGTGAATTGACAGTATCAAACTGCGCAAAACAGGGCGTATTAACGGTAACCGCTGCTTAATAGCAGTATAGAAAGGGGTTAATATGGCTTTCGCATCAACAGTCTCAGGCTCAACAGTATTCGGAGATCTTCGTGTCACTTATGGGACATGGACAACCGATACCACGACCGGAGACATAAACACTGGACTAGGAACCGTTCTAAGTATGCAGATCACCGGGGCCGGATCCTCAGTAGTAGCAGATGCTCCTACAATCAATGAGACTCTACCTTGCGCTGGATCTGCTGTAACAATCATCTGCACTACATCGACCGTAGGATATTGGATCGCGTTCGGGAAGTGATTTTACCATGACAGAGCCAATAATCAAAAAATGTTATCTATGTGGTTCATCTGAAAATGGTTTTTATAAGAATGAAAATCGTTGTAAGGTTTGTCGCAACAAGATAACTCGTAAATGGCATGAGGAACACCCTGAACGTTCGTATCTCCTACAAAGAGATTCATACGACAAGACTCTCTATGGTCTTCCAAAAGGTTCAAGAGAACGTATGTTGAAAGAACAGAATGGGGAATGTGCGATTTGCGGACAAGTCCCGACCACTAGGAGAGGTCTAGCGATAGACCACGACCACGAAACAGGACAAGTAAGAGGATTATTGTGTCATGGCTGTAACATCGCAATAGGAAACTTCGGAGACGACATCGAGTTAATGCAAAAAGCAATCGATTATCTATCCGCTTTCGGGAAATAGAAATTGAAATAAACGGGCGGGGGGAAACTCCCGCCGTCAGTGAATATAAATAACAAAGAAGGAGAATAACCATGTTATTCCAAAGAATCAACAGAACCGATGCCGAAAAAGTATATATTATCGCTAAGAATACATCTGGAGCTTCACTTGCTGCTAACCTACCAGTTTACTTCGAAACTGACGAACAGTCAGACGGAGTAGCTGTCTCTCAGATGATCACTGGTGGTAACTTGCTTTTTGCTGGTATCAACCACTCTACACTTGCTGATGACGGATATGGATTGGTTCAGGTATACGGCGCTCGAACAAGCGCAGTTGTCTCACCAGTTGTATCTACTTATTCCGCTACTCCTGGCACACGTCTAGTTGGCGTTGCTGGCGCTGCTTATCTAGCCTACGGATCTCAGTTGTCTGCTGGTATCACTACCGAGGCCACACTTGTTGCTGGGCTTGATAACTTCGTAGTTAGTATGGAAACCATCGCTTCAGCTGATGGGAAATCCGCTACTGCAAACGCGTCCGTATTTATACGGGCTTTATAGCACTTTGCAAAACATTGTAATATGCTCTATAATATAGTAACTGACAAAAGGAGTTACTATGAATGGCAAACAAAGCCCGGAGCATATTACAAAAAGACTGGAATCCAGAAGGCGAAACAACCCGAACTATATGCCTTCTGGATATACGGTCTGGAATAAGGGGAAAACAAAAGAAACAGATGAAAGAGTAGCGAAACAGGCCAAGAGCGCAGTAATAGGCAGAAAGTATCAATCAAATGGTTACGTCTGGGTATATCAACCAGACCATCCCAGCGCAGACAGAAGCGGATATGTAGCAGAACATCGGTTAGTAGCCGAGAAAAAGATTGGAAGATACCTCTACCAGCATGAAATAGTCCACCATAAAAATGAGATAAAAGACGATAACAGTCAGGATAATGTAGAAGTTATGACACAGAAAGAACATGCAAAGTTACATGATTGGAGTAAGGGAGGATTTGAAAAGGGCAAAACCCCCTGGAATAAAGGGAAGACAAAGGTTGATTATCCGCAACTAAGTAATAGCGGAAGAAAGAAAAAGGTGTAAATGTGAAAAAACTAAAACTTCTATTCGTAGATGGGACGGCTGGTTTCTCACCAGATCGGATCAAAAACAAACCAACCGGCGGGATCCTAAACTCTCTGACCATCATCCCGCAATACCTGGCCCAATCAGGCCATGAAGTATATGTCTCATGCACCATTGACAAGTTAAAAACTGTGAACGGTGTAACCTACCTCCCGCTATCTCACCAGGACAAAATCCCGAAGTGGGATATTATCGTATTCAACCGCAACTCTTTAAATGGGAGGATGGTATCTTATTCAAAAAGCATTGGAGCCAAGACAGTTTGGTGGCTCCATGACATCGTAGACTTTAGATATTTAGAGGATGGCTCCTATAAGCACGTTGACAAAATAATAGCCCTATCACAATACTGCAAACGATCCTACTCCGAGTTTTATGATCTACCAGATGAGAAGTTCGTGGTCATACCAAACGGAGTAGACAAAGAGATATTCTACCCAGGAGACTATAAGAAGCGCAAGAAGTATAAAATGATCATGGCCAGCGCGCCGATCAAAGGATACATGCCTATCGAGTTCACCTGGCAGAATGTCAAAAGACAATTCCCGGATGCTGAACTATATATTTACTCAAACCAATCACTACACAACAAAGAAAATTCAACCGCAACCGATCACTTCCTACATGAAATGGAAGATCAGGGCGCGATGGTGATGCAACCGGTCAAACAAGAGATCCTGGCTGAGATCATGAGAAGCGCCTGGATCCTACTGATGCCGAACTCCTATCCAGAGATCTGCTCCAACCTACTGCTCCAGGCCCGCGCGTGCGGACTACCAGTAGTGACAACAAATATCGGGGCCAATCCAGAGTTTATAGATGAGAAAACAGGCGTGATCAGCGGAGACTACCCCCATGACATCTGGTTGTGGGTTAAAAAGTATACTGAGGCGACTGTCAGCCTATGTAAAGACCAAAAACGTCACCAGGGTATATCAGAACAAACGACAGAGGGTATCCCCGATTGGAATGAAATAGCAGAAAAATGGTTAATTGAACTGGAGGCATTATGCGACAAAAACTAAAGTATATAAAAATGAGTATCAAACATCCCGGCGTTTCAAACTCCTCAACCTACATGAAGTATCCAAAAGAATTTAACTTTGAAGGCCAGCGGGTTTTAAACCTGGGTTGCGGATGCACTACCTACCCGGTCAAAAATGTAGTGAACCTGGACTACCTACCCGGTGAAGGAATAGATCTGGTTTGGGATCTATCAGTTACTCCCCTCCCATTTAAGGATGGAGAGTTCGACTTCATCATCGCCAATCACGTTTTGGAGCATGTGCCAAACTGGTGGGAATGTTTTAAGGAACTGGCCCGGATCACTAAAGTAGGTGGCAACATCCAGGTATTTTTGCCCGGCGATGGTGGATCAAGCCAATTAGGGTATCGAGATCACATCAATATTATCAATTCATATTCCTTCGGAGGGATCAGAATGTCTCATCGAAACGAAGCAAACATCTGGGAAATTGAAGATCGGAAACACCTGGGCGCTGTTAAAGATCTGCTCATGACAGCCTATACCCTCACCCCGACTAACTACTGGTGGTTACATATACTCCCAGCCCGGATCCAGATGGCGGCCATGAAGCACCTACGAAATGTAGTTCAAGAGCAACAATTTATATTTAAGAAACTAGCACCAGAAGGAGTGATCAATGGAAAATGAACCGATATTTGAGTTTTATCGCTGTTACAACTGCAAGCGGGCCACTGAACTACAACAACTGCTGAAAAATCATGGCTGTATATGCGGCAGTAATAAGGTAGTTCCTAGCCGGCTCACTACTTTCCAACTGATCGCCTACCTTGCCTTTCACCCTAGCCTAGTAAGAAGAATCATAAGGAGAGGCTAGTGGATACAGTAGCGGTTCTCATCCCGATAGCTGAGTCCGTTCCGCCGTTGACTTTCCAAAGCGTTCTATCGGTAGTGGGGTATGCCTCATCAAAGAAGGTGAAGATCCAGCATATCGGCGTAACTGAACGAACTCTCGTAGATACCGCGCGCAACATCCTAGCCCGGCAGTTCTTAAAAACAGACAACGAATGGTCACTATGGTTAGATAGCGACATGATCTTCCCTAAAGATACTCTCACCCAACTTTTGAAAACGGCCAAGAAACATAAGGCCAAGATGGTGACCGGAGTCTACTACCAGCGCGGAGGTAAACACTTCCCGGTTCTCTGGGTTCGAGATCCAGAACTAGAGAGCGGATCAAAGGTATTACATGAGAGTCAGGAGAAGTATAACCAGAATGAATATATCGGCATGTATGCCCTCCCCGGCCCCGCTACTACGAAACCATTTTTGGCTGATACGGCTGGATTCGGGTGTGTCCTCATCCATCGAAGCGTATTTGAAATAACGGAATACCCCTGGTTCCAATTCCTACCAGGTAAATGTTCAGAAGATTTTTACTTTTTTGTTAATGCGAGAAACAAAGGATTTGAATTATGGGCCGATCCCTCCCTGGATCTGAAGCACCTGGGAGCGCCGGCCATCATCGGTAAAGAAAACTGTCACGCTTCCCTAGAGGAGAGCGAGACAATGGTTGAAGAAATAAAAAAAGATAAATTATATGGAAAGGAGAAGGAATGGCACTGAAATATGTTACTAAAGACGGCTGGCATTTCCAGTATCTCCTAGATAATGCCAAACAGTTCTACCGCGCCCTAGTCACCTACCAGGGAGCAACAGCGTCAGCTACGGCAATAGTCGAGGAAACGGTTGGTGATCCAATGGTCGGGACTGTTAAGACAATCTTTCCGGGTGGGGACATAACATCCGATGATGCTTTATATTAAGGAGCAACCATGAGATCAATAGATAGAATAGATGTAGCCTTAAGACTAGACGACACCACTACCAGTAACGTGATATATATCGGCTATGCACCAACTGGGAGCGCCGAAACTGATCCGGTATGGCAGATCCAAAGGCTATCAACGGCTACCGGACTTTCAATGACTTGGGCTGATGGTAACCCGAACATGGATAATATCTGGGATAACCGGGCTACAACGGTGGTTTATGCTTAGTGTTATAATCCCCTCTAAACATGAGAGGTTTTTAAATAACACCATAGAGGATGTCCTCTCTAATGCTACTGGGGAGATTGAAATATACGCCATGCTTGATGGGGAAGATGTCGAAGACAAGGTTATCGACCCCAGAGTTCAATACCACGTCTACCCTAAAGGAGAAGGCAACCAGAAACGACACATGATCAACTGGGTCATGGACAGAACCGACTCAGAATACATGATGGCCCTCGATGCTCACTGTATGTTGGGGCATGGGTTTGACGAGATTTTAATTGAAAATCACCAACCCAACTGGGTTCAGATACCCCGAAGATTACGCTTGGACGCTGACAACTGGAGACCCCAGATAGAGACAGTTCGCCCTCCAATAGACTACGAATACCACAAATTCAGAGACTTCAAAAAAGGTGGTATACATGGTTACAAGTGGGACTCAAGGACACTAGAACGGATCCACATCCCAGTAGATGAAACGATGACATTCCAGGGTTCCTGCTACTTTATGACACGAGACTGGTTCCGCAAGATAGGTTTGATGCAAATAGAGGGTTTCGGAGGATTCACTCAAGAGGCAGAGGAAATTACTCTAAAAACCTGGATGGCTGGAGGGAAGGTGATGACCAACAAGAACACTTGGTATGCTCACCTACATAAGGGAAAGAAATACGGACGAATGTATAATTTAAATTGGGATGAGAAAAAAATAGGAGATGACTACGCCTTTGACTTTTTTGTTCGCAAGAACCCAGAGTTTTTCAAAGAACATATTAAAAGATTTTGGCCGATCCCCGGATGGCCTGAGAATTGGGAGGACTACCTTGGATAGAGAAAAATACATTATAGACAAATATAAATGCGTTGGGGAATCCCCACACGTTATCGAGCTTTGCAAGTGGAAACAACTTCCTTACCTATTAAAAGACATGGGCTGTAAGGTAGGGGCTGAAATTGGAGTGGAAAAAGGACAGTTCGCAGAAACACTCCTAAGAAAGATACCCGAACTTAAACTATACGCCGTAGATTGCTGGGAACCATACTCTGAATACCGAGAAGGCAAGAACTACGACATCAATCAATATTACCAGAGAGCACTAGAGAAGCTGACTCCTTTCGGGGACAGGGTAGAGATAATTAAGAAATACTCTATGGATGCCCTCGCCGATGTCCCAGACGAATCTTTGGACTTTGTTTATATAGATGCTAACCATGAGTTCCAGCATGCAGTAAATGACATCGCTGAGTGGAGCAAGAAGGTCAAGAAGGGTGGAGTAATCAGCGGTCACGACTTCGTTCACACTGAAGTTCAATACGAAAAGATGGAAGTTGAGGATGCTGTGCGGGGATGGACTAGTGCGAAGAAGATAGACCCTTGGTTTATAGCGGTCAGAGGAGAAAGGATGCCAAATTGGCTCTACATCAAACACTAGACATTATAATCCCCGCCAGAAATGAGATGTTCCTCGCCCGCACGGTTGAGGATATTTTGAAGAACAAGCGAGGCTCTACAAAGGTCTTGGTGGGCTTAGATGGTGCGTGGGCCGATCCAGTCATAAAAGATCACCCAGATGTCACCATACTGCACTATACAGAATCCATCGGCCAGAGAGCCATCAGCAACCAGCTAGTCAAACTTTCAAAGGCTAAATATGTGATGAAGGTAGATGCCCACTGCTCTTTTGACGAAGGCTTTGATGTCAAGATGATGGATCGGATGCAGGACGACTACACAATGGTGCCGGTGATGAGGAATCTCTGGGCTTTTGACTGGAAGTGCTACGATTGCGGATTGAGAACTTATCAGGGGCCTACTCCTGAAAAGTGTTCAAAATGCGGCGGTAGCAACATAAAGAAAAAGATGGTATGGAAGGGCAAAGAAAACCCTCAGTCAACATCCTATTGCTTCGACTCAGAACCCCATTTTCAATATTTCAAAGAATGGACAAAAACCCCTCAGTATCAAGAACAACTCAAGACTGGTCTAACGGAGACAATGAGCCTTCAGGGAAGTTGTTTTATGATGACGAGAGATAAATACTGGGAACTGAATATCTGCGATGAGGAGTTCGGCTCTTGGGGGTCGCAAGGGATAGAGGTAGCAGTCAAGACTTGGCAATCAGGCGGGAAAGTCTTGGTAAACCACAACACTTGGTATGCTCACATGTTCAGAACCCAGGGCGGAGACTTCGGCTTTCCTTATCCTGGGCCAAACGCTACACCCCCTAAAAGGATGGCCAAAGAGAAGTTTTTAAATAAAGACATTGTTTGGTTATTGGAGAAGTTTTGGCCGGTAAATGGATGGAGCAAAGAAGATTTAAATAAGTTAAGGAATAGCTAATGGCATTTAATCATAACGCCACAACTAAACACTACTCACACACGCCGAAAGCCAATCCCAAGGATTTGGTGGAAGTTGAAATTGGTGATGCCAAAGAACCTTTAATAGTCCTCCCTCAAGTTAAGATTTCTCGCAGGGTTTGGCAGGGAGGAATATAATGGCAGTAATTTTCAATGATACATTTACAGAGGCATCGGATGTAACCCTCGCCTCCCACACACCAGATACGGGAACATCTTGGAGTTTATTGATAACCAATAGCTCAGATATAGTGATTGATGCTACAAACGATGATCTAGACGCTACTATATCGAGTGGTGGGCTGGGCGATGGAGCATTATACACTGCCAATGCTACCTACCCATCTGCTGACTATGAAGCTCAGGTTGTCGCTACTTCTCCCGATTTTTCCGATGACCCTTGTATTCTTGCAGTAAGGATTCAGGATGCCAATAATATGTATGTTGTCAGGTTTAATAATGATTCTTGCCAATTATACAAACGAGTCGCTGGCACTTGGTCAACCGTTGGAACTGCTGGAGCAGGAGTAGCAGATGGTTCGACTGTTATATTGAGAATTGTGGGGACTACCCTTTCATTCATAGACGATGGGGCAACTATAAAGAGTGAAACTGTTACTGACCATTCTGCTGCTGGAAAAGCGGGGGTGGGGATGGGTTCTGTGATTGTCTCTGGGGATGACATGAGCAATCAGGAGATGGACAATTTCTCGGTGAATGATTTGGGGTCTCCCAGTTCCCCATCAAGCTCAGCTAGTAGTTCTCCTAGCTCCTCACCTTCAACCTCTCCTTCAAGTTCAATTTCTGCTAGTAGTTCAATGTCTAGTAGTGCTTCTTCAAGTCCATCTAGCAGTATAAGCGCATCATCTTCGATGAGTAGTAGTCCATCTTCAAGCATGAGTTCTTCTCAAAGCTCATCCCCTAGCTCTAGTCCTTCTAGCAGCATATCCCAAAGCTCGTCTGCTTCTTCTAGTCCATCTAGTTCTCCTAGTAGCAGTATGAGTAGTAGTCAAAGTAGCTCTCCTAGTTCGAGTATCTCGGCCAGTAGCAGTGAATCGACATCACCTTCTTCAAGTGAATCAGTAAGCCCTAGCTCTAGTCCTTCATCGTCAGAGAGTTCTTCTGTCTCTGCTAGTTCCAGTGAGAGTAGCTCAGCTTCGAGTTCACCATCGTCATCTCCTAGTAGCAGTCCATCGAGTTCGGAGAGTTCATCCATATCGGCATCTAGCTCAGAGTCATCCTCTGCTTCTTCTTCTCCTTCAAGTAGCCCATCGTCTAGCCCAAGTTCTAGTGAGAGTAGTTCTGTCTCTGCCTCAAGTTCCGAGTCAGCATCAGAATCGGTCTCTCCTAGTTCATCGCCTAGTAGCTCTGAATCTAGTAGTGAGAGTGCATCCATCTCGGCTTCATCTAGTGAGTCATCTAGCACAAGCTCCAGTCCTTCGAGTTCACCAAGCACTTCACCAAGTAGTTCTGAATCTTCGAGTATATCGGAATCATCCTCACCCAGCTCCTCTCCTTCGAGTTCAACCTCTAGCAGTGAATCGACCTCACCATCGAGTTCACCTAGTAGTTCCCCAAGTTCTAGTGAAAGCGCCTCAGTTAGTGCGAGTTCGAGTGAATCCAGTTCAGCCTCAGCATCCGAGAGTGCTTCTCCTAGTTCATCCCCATCTAGTAGTCCTTCAATCTCGCCATCATCCAGCCCCTCTAGCTCAGAATCGAGCAGTGTTTCGGCATCATCCTCCCCTTCCTCGTCTCCCAGCACCTCACCTTCCCCGGCAGCAGATTATAAACTGATATACTTTCTTGATAATGGCCAGATTAGGGTCGCCAAATGGATCGTTGGTAAAATTTATATAGCAATAACATAAGAAAGGTAAAAAATGGCTCAGTTTTCAGACACATATAATGCAGTAGCAGACCAGTTCGGGGACACAACCACCCCCATGATCACCAGGATCAAGCGGTTCATCAACTGGACACAGCAAGACATAGCCGCCAGGCGCAACTGGGAGTTTCTATTAAAAACGGCCGATATTACGACCGTAGCCTCCACCAGCACCTATTCTCTAGCCTCCGATGCCGATAAGGTGATCGACATTATCAACACCACCACCAGGGCCAAGCTAGGGTTCACCTCCAGGCAAGAATTTGATGCGCGCGTTCCCTACACCACCTCTACCGGATCACCATCGGTTTGGATCCCGGCCGGTCGAGATACCAACGGTTACCTCAAAGTTCAGCTATACTTGACCCCAGATGCGGAATACACCCTCCCATATTGGTATCGAAAAAGGCTCACCGATCTCTCCGCTGATGCTGATGTCTCTTTGATCCCGCTTAAATACCATAAACTGCTCTATCTAGGCGCAGTGGCCCAAGTTTACGAATATGATACCAACCCGATGGCGAATAACTATTGGGTTCAATACGAGAACATGATCAACGATATGATCGATGATTTAGAAAGCGGCTCTGAAGATAGCGTAATATCACTAAGATCAACGGATGAGGGTTCTGGTTACCGAACCGCCAGCTTACCACCAGATCACTTTTCTAACTAAGGAGACAAAATGGCCCGAAGAAATAAAGCTAAACTACCCCAGATCACGCCAGTCAAACTGTCTACCTTAACGATCAGTGATTTTGAGGGTATGAATAATACTGATCACCCCACCTCGCTAAAAGATAATGTTCTTTCCAACCTCCAAAACTCCTACTTTAGAAATAATATGCTCTCCAGGAGGCTGGGAACGACCGCAGACTATGGTTATTTAACCGGTAAACACTCCGAACCGTTCACTGCTATTACCAAAAAAGATGCGGCTACTACTACTGGAGACTGGGGAACGGATGGAACGGCCAACCTGATCACGAATACTACCACTGCCGTTGATGCAGCAGTAAAAGAATATGGTAATGGGTCAATAAGTGGGAGAACATCTGCTATCGCTAGTAACGGAACGATAGTAGTCACTTATGCTGATACTGGAGGGATCAAAGCCCAAAAGTCAGCTGACAATGGCGCAACGTGGACAAACCTAGCCGGGTCTGCCGGAGAGACTACAATAAACTCAGATGCCACTTTTACGTCATGGTCTATTTGGATAGATAGTAGCGATCATATACACGTTGGATATACCTATTTAGCGGCAGGATATGGATCGGTTGGTTACCGGAAACTTACCTATTCTTCTGGATCATGGACAGTGGGTGACCAAAGCTCCATTGTGGCTGGGGGTGGTGGTGTCCATTACGGATTTTATGGGATAACAGCCACCGATGCCGGCGCTATTTATGTTGCAATTTGCTATGATGAAAAAGCATCAGTATTGGGGGTTTGCAAATCAACTAATGGAACAAGTTGGACTGGGACAGATGGAGCGGGTTGGACGACAGAAATCACTAGAGATTTCTACAACGATGCTGTCCTTCTTATAAATAACTCCCAACCAATGGTTATATATAGCGAGAGTGTCGCCAATAGAGTTATGTCAAGAGAATTTGATGGAACAAATTGGGCCAGTGCGGTTTCTGTTTGTAGTGGAGAATCTCAGTTCAGGTCGCTATCTGTTACTAGAAAAAGCGATGATAATATATGGGCTGTGTTTTGTTCAACCATTTCAACAAACGTATATACTTTCAACGGAACTTCTTGGTCGCACAGTCTCCTTTTGGATTCATCTGGAGAACCAATCTCTCCAGTTATAACAACCGATGGAACAAATGTTTGGGTGATTTGGTCTTTTGTGGAAGCATACAATCAAATTGAAGTTTACTCTACTGTCCATAACGGAACTTCGTGGGGAACAAATACCAACATAACAGATGATAATGGTAATAATCGCTATCAATCTGTTCCCCATCGTGTATCAACAGTATTCCCTTTATTCTGGATCACTGGAACCTCTACCTATGCGTTGAAGGCCCGATGTGTCCAGATCTCTGGAGTTATTCAGTCAGTAGGATATGATGCAGCTGCCGGCTCTCAAGTTTATAGCGCCGCCATCACCTCCACCTTAAACGGCGGAACCGTCACTGCTAAATATGCCGATTCTGCCGACAACACCACCTTCGGAACCTTCTCAACCGACATAGCCACCATGAATAAGCGCTATATCAAGTTCCAACTCACCCTCACCACCACCTCCCTATCCACTTCCCCATCCGTTGATCTTATCGAGATCACCTATGGCGGACTAAATGTGGTGGGTGGACACTCCTTCACCCTATCTGGAACCAACTACCAGATCATTATTGCGGGGGCCAGGGCCTTCGTGGTAGACACTGGGGCCTTGCTTCAGATAAAAAGCAACCTTACCGTTCCGGGATCCCTCCCTGGCGCTCCGACTACCGGCGCACCATTCCAAAACTTTGGGATCATCTGTAACGGTTCTGATGCTCCTATGAGGTTTAATGGTAAAACTACCACCGGCACAATCGAAGTTCAAGCCGGGACACCAACCATCCTAAGAGGAACAGACACCCTATGGAATACAGCCTCAAACGCCAATCAATTATCAGTGGGTGGTCGAGTAAAGATTGGATCGACTTGGTATACCATCCAAACTCTAACCTCTGACACTCTAATGACCATGACCGAATCAATGCCAACTACGGCGGCCGGATCTTCTTATGAAGCCTATGGGCTACCAGCCCTAGCGGGATCCCCTCCAGTTGGTAAATATGTAGCCGTTCATAATAACTTTGTTTTTATCGCCGGAGTAGCCGCTTACCCCACCCGACTTTACAACTGTGCTAGTGGTGATGGGGTCACCTGGTCAGGATCCGGAACAGGGTTTATAGACATAAATACCAACGATGGTGAGGTGATCACTGGTATCGTTTCCTTCAAAGACGTTCTCGCCATTGGTAAATATGATGCTGCTGGATCGAAGAAATCCATTCTGGGTCTATACGGAAAGATATTTAATGACTTCACCTACCGTCAACTCACTAGCGACTTCGGGTTCACTGATCAGCGCGCCGTAGCCGTAGCCCCAAACGCCCTCTACTTTATAGACCGATCAGGGATTGTAGAAACTAACTTGATCACCTTCCGTAGGGTAGATCTTCCCATAAATGGAACAACCGACACCTGGAACCAAGCTACTCTAGCCCCGACTGCGACTGCGACTGGGGCCGTAGCGACATACTGGGATGACTACTGTTTCTTCGCAATACCGGCCGTTGGATCAAGCGTAAATAACAAAGTCTTAATGTTAGATCTCCAGACTGGGAGACAGTGGGGGATACATACCGGCCTAACTCCATCATGTTTCTATATCTCACCATACAGTTCAGTCCCCTCTCTATACTTCGGGGATCAGACAGCAGTATCAGCCGTATTTAGATGGAACTCCGGCACAACCGACAATGGGGCATATATAGACTGGATTGTAGAAACTAAAGAATTTGACTGGAAATCCTACTTCACCAAGAAAACCATCAAATACCTCTATGCTTTCATGGATAATACAGATGCCTCTTATAATATCAGCGCCTACTATGCCCTCAACGGATCAACCACCTGGACTCAACTATCAGAACAGATGGCCGTCACCTCAACCAGCAGCGATAACTTCAAGCGCTGGACACTCCCCGGCCTCTCCGGATCATCGATAAAGTTCAAGTTTGAGGAAAATGTATCAACCAGCACTGTCAATCTAGTAAAAATCGCGATCGTTGCGATCGAAAAGAATTTGAGGACTAACTAATGCCTATAATGAGTTATGATCCAAGACTAGATGATGCGAAGTATGATGATGATCCGATAGTGAGGTCAATCAAAGACTTCTCGCAACTCTTAAACGTGGTGGGTTTAGATGACTCTAACCTTGCCATGAGAAGCGTGGGGATCTATAACCTGAAAAATCCGTATAAAGCTAGGGCCTACCTTGCATCCAACCAAGACACCGCCGATAGCGCTGGGACAGTCTTTAAAGTAACGCTTAATACTGAAAGTTATGACCTTAACTCAAATTTTGATTCGACCACTAATTATAGATATACTGCCCCGCTAAGCGGTTATTACCATGTAAGTTACTCTGTCTTAATGGGGAGTTCCGGTTGGGCGGCAAAGTCAGTTTATCAGACAATATCTTATGTCTATAAAAATGGTGGCGCCCTTATAACCAATGATTGCTATGTTTACCCAAATACCACTGCCCTTTCCTTCAAGCAAGTTACCGGTTCTGACATTGTTTATCTAGTGGCCGGAGACTACCTGGAACTTTATGGGCGGGTTGACACTGTGCTTGGGGAGAACGCGAGATTTGGAGGGGGAGCAAGCAATACCTTTTTATCAGTTCATTTACTAAGTTTATAAAAAAAGAAAGGAAGAATAATGGCTACATATCAAGTGAAACCCGGCGATAATTTAAGCAGTATTGCCGCACGCCTGGGTGTCCCTATGTCTAGCATCACCGGATATAAATCAGGCAATCCGAATTTGATATACTCCGGGGAAAACTTAACTTACGGAGGGGCCGCACCTATGGCCGCCGCCGCTCCAGCACCAGCCGCTCCAGTAGCAGATCCAAACGCGGGCGCACCTACCCTGGACACTTATCTGAATCAGGTAAAAGGAGAGGTAGATCCTCAGTATAAGGCGATCGAAGATCAGACCAGGTCATATTACGATACTCTTAAGGCCGAACTAGCCCAAAAGATCAAGGACGAGTATGGTCGTAGGGGCATCATGGAATCTAGTTACTATGGAGATGCCTTTGCTAAGGGTGAATCAGACTCAAATCTTCAAAAAGCCTCTGCACTTTCTCAACTAGCCCTCAAAAAGGGTGAGTATATACAAGGACTTGCAGGTTCCAGATACAGTGATGCGCTAAAGAGATGGCAACAGATCCAAGATGATGCGCGCGCCGAGAAGGAATATCAGAGACAGTTGGCCCTATCTCAGGCTCAAGCAACAGCATCGGCCGCTAAGTCATCAGCAAAGACAAGCGCGAAAACAACCGCTTATAAAAATACAGCTGAAAGTAGAAAACTCTCTTTAGACGCGGAAATAGAAAATGCGAGAATCAATGCTGGGAAGTATGTTAACACAGGGAACAGCACCCCGATGTCTAGTCGAGAGGCGCTGATCAAGGCTCTATCCGCTAAATACGGCGACATTGTTGATCCAGACCAAATTGCCTTTGAAGTTTATAGGCAAATCAGAGGATACAAAGAAGCAGAATTTAAGTGGAATTAGACAATGGCTAATATATGGCATACACAATCAACTAAGAATAACCAGCAAGAATCGGGTTCTAAATGGGCCTCCCCCGGACAATTCGTTGCTCCAGAAGAAACGAAGGCTGTTAATGTTCTCAAAAGAGAGAAGCAAAAACAAATATTGGCCCAAGTCCATCGAGAAAATGATGCCTATATCGCCAAGGCGGAGGCGGAGAGATCTAAAATTCTTAACAGTCCACTATATAAGGTGAGACAGGCGGGAGAAAATGCCCTCAGAGTAGGTGGGGATGTCTTTGATATTCCGGGCAGGGTAGTCAAAACTGGCCGTAATTTGCTATATCCGAATGATCCCAAATACTACTATGATGATGATCCGATCCAGCAGATTCTAAACCCTCAAGGCTTAAGTCAGGTAGACATCAAAAGGCAGAACGCGACAATCAGTTCCGCCAAACCTCAATCTATCATCGATAAGATCAGAAACGCTTGGAACGCTAGTCATAATCAGAGGATAGAACCTAACGAAGTTAATGGTAAACCCAAGGGGATACTCGACAATATTCCAGAGATGATCACCGATCCGGGTAACTTTATCCCAGCCGGAATAATCAGAGGAGGGGTTAAGATTGTCCGGGGGATTAAGGCAACAAAAAACCCAGCCATCAGAAGCACCATCAGAAATACTAGACTCAGTGATATTATAGAAAATGCCAGTAAAGACACTCCAGATGCCGTCAGAGCCGTTGAGGATGTCACCAGGACAGCTGAGAAGCCCGGCAATATCAACGAGGTGATCGACACCGCGCTAGGAAAGAAAAAGACCGCCAAGGATATTGTGAGCGAGAATGTGGCCCAAGAGGTGAAGGCTGGAGGTGCGGCGAGGAATCCACTGGTGTCTCCAGAAATAAAAGTTGGTGTAGATGGTGTAGATGACTTGCAGGGGATACGTAACGCGAATCCTGTGTTATTCAGAGAAGCCACAAAAGCAGGGAGTGCCGAAGAATTTATCCAAAAAATGTCAAAAGGAAAACCCGAAACGGTTGATAGCCAGGTTCTCACTGATTTTTATAATAAGGTAAATACTACCCCTTCCCAATCTACGGAGGTTACACAAGTCATGCAACCGATAGATTCGGCCATATTCAACACCCCCGAAACTGGACAAATGTTTGAGGAACTAGCCAATGCTCAAGCCGGACAGCGCTTCGCGACTCCGGATGGTGTTAATATGGGGATGAAATCATCCTTCCCTGACTGGGTTCCTGAAGATCTTCGTTCGAGAAAAATGTTTGATCGTGTCCAGAATATACTACTTGAGGGTAAAGTCCCTACCGGTAAAAACAAAAAGGAAACGGAATTATTCAACGTAATTAAAGAAGAAATAATGGTTAGGAACCTAAGACCCCTCACTTCAGTGGACAATGATGAGATAATCCAACTACGGCTAGAGAACAGAATGAAACCAGAAACTTATCTTGATAACAGCCCAGAGCGTAATGCCAAAAGAATACAATGGGCCGATGATCTTTATAATAAGGGTGTCGAGAACGCTATTAAGAGATCCGGAGCAGTCAAGCAAGAGAAACAAATGTATGTTGTTATTGGGCCTCCTGGGGCTGGTAAATCGTCTGTTTTTGTTAATCCCATAGTCTCCGAACATGGCGCAATAGTGATCGACTCCGACCTCGTAAAAGAAATGGTCGATGAATTTGGGGGAGGAAAGTTTGCAAGGGCCGTTCATAAAGAATCAGATGGAGTTGCTGCCTACGCCCTAGAAAACGCCATAAATAAAGGTGATAATATTGTTTACCCGATTGTTGGTAAAAACACCGACAAGGTAGAGGAGTTAGTAAAATACTTTAATGAACGTGGTTACGATGTCCACCTTAAATTTAATGATCTTCCACCAGAAGAAGCCGCCAAAAGAGTAGTTACAAGGTTTAACGAACCAGATGAAAATGGTATCCGTAGATTCGTAGATCCTAACTATGTTTTGAACATTGTGGGGTTGACACCAAAGAGAACTTATGATAAATTAAAGTCACTATACAGTGACGATTTGAAAGGAGCAATTAAATCTTATGAAGCCTACTCAAACGATGTCCCCTTCGGAGAAAAACCAAGGTTTCTTGAATCTAGCCCAAACACCCCAACTGATAGAGGCATTTTCAAAAACGAACGAAGCGGACAGCCAGGAATACATAGCGGTGGAAGTGCTGAGACAACTATCAGAACGCCGGAAGGCCAAGCAAAGCCAGAAATAATCGCCCAGGATATAGTTCCTGAATCTCCAACTCCAAAACCAGGTAAACCAGCCCCAGACACTTCCGGGGATATGGGCCTGAATGATCTCAAAATATCAAATAAAGAAACAAAGGCTCCAATCAAAGGTCGAGTTTCTGATTTTGTCGAAAAAGTAAAAACTGACTACCTAAATAGATTTACCCCAATCGAAGATCTAGCTAAGGGTAAAAACCTAAAGCCCTCCGAAAATCCGGCAGTGCTTCTTAAACGATACTCCGGCGGAATGGGAATTGCCAACGAAAGAATCGACAATGAACTATCTCCAATCCTAAACAAAACGAAGAACCTAGAGGGTTTGCGCCAATTCCTAGTAGCTAAAAGATCTAACGAACTAGCCGACAGAGGACTAAGTAAACGTGCTGATAAGGCCCTTCAGGAGTTAAAAGACAGCATGGGGCCAACGGAGTATAAGAACTTCGAGAATATCGCCGATGAACTCTACGCTTACCAGAAGAAAAACCTCCAACAACTGCTAGATGTGGGCGTATTATCCCAAAAACAATTTAATGACATCACTAGCAAGAACCAAAAATATATTCCATTTAATAGGGTGATGGATAATCTTGAGGGGGCCGGATACTTCACAAGTAACAAAAACATCAATGTTAAATCATCTGGGATCAAGGCGATCAAAGGATCAGACCGAGACATTGTTGATCCCCTAGAATCAGTGGTAGGCAATACCTACGAAATCACCAAGACAGTTGAAAAACAAAGAGTGTTGAGTGCTATGGTGGGACTGGGAGAATTTAAGAAACTCAAAACACCAATGGCCCTTATAAACGTAGATGACGAAGTGGTGGGCGCGATAAAAACAGGATACGAACCAAAACAACCCCACATCACCCTATTCCAAGACGGTAAGAAGGTTTATTACGAAACCTCAAAAGAAGTAGCGGATATAATCGGTGGGATGAACGAAGAAAACCTCAACGTGGCTGTTCGGATCATGTCAGTTCCGGCCAGAATAATGAGAGCGGGAGCCACTGGACTAAACGTAGGCTTCGCCGTTCCTAACATCGTTCGTGACCAATTATCTGCCGCCGTAAACTCTAAATATGGAGGAATCCCAATATACGACTTTATATCTGGGCTATCTTCGGTTATCAAAAAAGATAAAATGTTCCAAAGTTGGGTCAAATCTGGGGCTGATCAGGCTAGTTTCTTTTCCCAAGACAGAACCACCCTCCAGAAGGGCTTAAAAGACATCACTGGAGGACTAGGACACAAGGCCGGAAAGTTTGTCAAAAACCCACTAGAGATGTTTAGAATCATGGGGGAATTTTCCGAGAAGGGATCTAGGGTTGGTGTATACAAGCGGGCCATGAAGGGAGCCAGTAAGGAAGGTCTAACTGGTTTTGATCAGGAACTAGCCGCGATGGAGCAAGCCAGAGAAGCCACTATCGACTTTGCTAGGCGCGGATCTAAAATGAAAGCCATGAACTCAATAATCCCCTTCTTAAACGCCAGGATGCAGGGATCACTGAAACTTATAGACTCTGCCAGAAAAAGACCAGTTCAAACTCTCGCCATTGGTGGGGCCATCGCTGGAGCGCCGGCACTTGCCCTCTATG